TCTGATTTATTTCGAGATAAAATCAAGGCTAAATATGATGCTGAATTAAAAGCACTAGACGAACCTACAGCAGTATCAGAAGTGCAGAAGTCTAAAGCTATGGCTGAGTATGAGGACTTCTTGAAAACACTTCCTAAGCGTACTCAGGATATTGCCAACGTGGTATTCTTTGGGTTATCTGAGGTTGGGGGTGCTTTCAATCTGAACGCACTTCATAAGAAAGATGATTCCATCTCTCCGGAAGAAAGTGCCAAGGTTATGACGTACATGCGTCCAGTTTTAAAAGAATTAAAAGCCGACATCACTGAAGAAAAAGAAACTCTTAATGAGCTGAAGTCTGAAGTGGCGGAAGCAGAAACAGCAGTGACTGCGTTGGAGAAGAAGTTGGAAACAGCTCTTCCTGATCCACCGGCTCCTGATAGCAACATTACTGTAAAAGATCATATCGATGGTGTAGAAGTTCACTCTATGGATGATCAAGAAATTGTGGACAGCCTCTCAGATGTTGAAGGCGTGAAACAAGAAGTTGGGTTCAATTCATTAGCCCACAAAGATGTCGCTCATGGGTTCACTCGTATGGGAAATACTTTACAGCATACTCGTACGGAAACAATCCCATTCTTGCTTCCTACAGCCCACAAAGACAACTACAGTCCTTATGGGTTGAAAGAGGGAACCGGTTTAACCTTTGAGGTAGACTTGGATTATGATGGCACAGTGAATGACTACTCGGCTGTTCGTAATACTACGGACATTCAACTGCCTCAAAAGAAGGTGAAAACTTCTGACATGCTTGGGCCTGACAACACAATCGACGCTAAGCATATTGCCATCATTCCTATCAAAATAATGAATCCTAAAGGGGAGGTAATTGGGTACATCCATTCAGCTGAATGGCTTGGAGCTAAACTTGGGGATGATGCCGAACAGGCTATCAATTTACAAGAAGATCCTGACAATCCTGTCAACTTGGATTACAACGTTCAGGAGGTTATGAATCTCCGTAAGCAAATAGTTGACATGTACAACGGAGGGATTACAACTCTTGCAGGTAAAGTGGTTTCGAAAGGACCCGGAATGCTCTCCTATCTTCCGTATTCCTTATCTACGGTTGATAGAAAAGCCAACAAACATATCGTGAAAACTGACTTGGCTGTGGTTGACTTTGCTGGAAAGTTGAAGATTGGAAAAGCTCCAGAAGCTGTCACTCCTAAGTTCAAAGGTATTGTAGATAAGAAGCTGAGTAACTCTGTTGTAGCCTTGTGTAAGATGGCAGACAATTCGTTTCAGCCTGTACCTTTACAATCAATTCCATTAATGAAGCTGGATGATTTAGAACCTGGAACAGGTGCTTGGGAACAAACCCTTCGCATCCTTGAAATCTACAATGCTCCGGACACGACAAAGAACAAAGCGGAAGCTGAGCAGATAAAAGCCCATACCGGTTATGACGTTCGAACAGAGGCTGGGATGCGCTACTACATCATCGACCATTTTACTCATTTTACGGATGTTACTAAATGGCAGGACAAGTCTAAAAGCATTATCGACATGGATGCAACCACCAAACTTCCTGTGATTTATTTCGGCAATGATGAAGGCTTTGTAAAAGCTGAATTCGATGAGAATGGTTCTATTTCAGAGAAGTTTCAACAGGCTTTAAAACGTCTGTACAGAATGCGGTACAAAGCTGTATCCTTTCACGGACTGAATGAAAAGAAAGCTTTCAACTACATGAAGTACGATCAAGGGACTTGGGTAAATGCAACTACTCCAACTTACAATGAGTACGCTCTTCGTCACATGCTTTCTCCTATCACTTATGTGAGAAGTGCTGCATCTGATGGCTTAGCAACAGTTAACAACTTTAACGGAAACATTGAGCAACTTCCTATCTACGGAGTAAATGCAATAGTGAAATTCGCACTGACAGTACCTAATGTGCGTCAAGTAATCGCCGGAGCTGAAGACCAAAAAGTGATAGAAACGGCTGCACCTGCACCTGCAGTAAGTGCCCCAATAGTTGAAGCTGAGTCTATGGGACTTGACTTTTTTACTACGGCAAATCCTTCCGTAACTAAATCAGGTGAGGTGCCAGTGAGTACAGATTCTCTTGAGAAAATGGCAGAAGAAGTACCTTTGGAGAACCGTAAAGATATACCGGCAGAACAGATAAAAGCCTATTACGACGCACTGGGAGTCACTCATCCATATCCCGGAAGCAACCCTTTCAAAAAAGATTGTTGATAAGAACTATATTTGTACCTCAAAAAGTGGTACATTATGGCTTGTTACACGTCCTGGAACGGAAAACCTTCATTACTGGCTGAACAACTTCTACAGAAATATGGACAAGAGGTTACAGATTTCACGCTGTCAACCCTAAATTCTGACTGGTTCACCAACAAATTCGGGACCTATAAGAATACTACGGTATCGAGTATGCCATTGGATGAAGTTGGTAAAGAACCAACCATTGATTGGGTAGAGAAAAACGTCATGATAAATTCCAAGCATCACTTCGAAACTGAAGATGATGCTTTGAAAGCTGTGGAAGGTTATGACCCTGAGACTGACAGTTTCAGAGGAAAAGGATTGAAGACAGGAACACTTGTAACCATTGCCGGTAACATGTTTTCCGTGTTGAATAATGAGAATGAAGACTTAGGATTTGAGCCTATAGTTAAGACGGCCCCTATTGTTAGCCCTATAGATTTTGTCAATCATTCCGGAGGAGCTTATGGAGGAGATACAGCTTGGGATTTAGTAGGACGTCAATTTGGAGTTATAGATCATCGTCACTACCGTCAGGCAGATAACACCGGTTTATCTGCTCGATTGAAAAATAAAGGAGTTCAAGCTACGATACTTACAGCAGACCAAATGGAGTTTGCAAGAGCTGAAATAAAAAAACTACTTGGAAAAGACTACCCAAATACTGTAGAAGGGAATTTACAAGTACGGAATTTTTATCAAGTCTCCAATGCTGACGCTGTGTACGCAGTAGCAAAGTTGAGTTCTAATGCTAAGGAAGTTAAAGGAGGAACAAATACTGCTGTACAAATAGGAGTGAAATTAAGTAAGCCTGTATATGTTTGGGACATAGTAACTGAACAATGGTACTCTTGGCAAAAATGGGGAGCAAAAGAAGGCTTACCAGAGTTTGAAGGCTTTGCCCCAACAGATACTCCCACTCTTACTAAAAACTTTGCAGGAGTTGGATCGCGTGACATTGAAAATTATAACACTTTAGACAAGAAGACAAATACATGGGTTCCAAGAAAAGAATATGTAGGAAAAGAAAAAGCGGATAAAGCTGTAGCTGCTATTCGTTCGGTATATGAGAAAACATTTAATCCGGACTACAAAGAAACTTCGGCAACGGAAATAAAACCCGCAGCAAAAGGAAAAATGACTTTTTCCTATGGGCCAAATAAAAGAAGTGAAGTTAAGGCTGAAACTACATTAGACGCTATAAAGAATGGAGAAAGAACTGCTACAACCAGATACGAATCTGATGGACATATAGATTATTGGAAAAACTTAAAGATAGGAGATGTCATAGAATGGGAAGGTTCCAACGGTGAAAAGGTATATGTAGAAGTTACAAAACCTCTTCATAAACTAGAAGATGCTGAAGGAATAGCTGAACGGTGGAGTAAACTAGAAGGTTGGTCTGAAAAATATTTTAAAACAAGAGTAAAACCTAAATTGAATGAAGCTTGGCAAATAGAATACAAGTTAAAAACCCCAGCTATAAAAGCAGCGGAAACTACGAAATCTGAAGCGCCAAAAACTCTTGCCGTAAAATTAGAAAAGCCGAAAGGGTTTGAGAAGGGAACGCGTGAAACTAACATGGTGGCTGCAAAGATGGCCATGCTTGAAAAGATTAAACTTGCTAAAGAGAATCCGACTACTTTCTATGAGTTTAAAACCTTGTCTCCTTACGCTAAAAAAGCCTTGGCATCTCGTGACGAAGATTTCGGATTGAGTGTATTCGATTATGCTGAATTGATGTTGGAGATTCAAACAGAAGAGAAGGTTCCTTCAAACTTCAAGATTGGGGCAGACTTACAGGCACTAGTTGCTGATGAAGTGAGAAAGAGAAACGCTCAGCCTCTCACCAATATAGCCCAATTACGGATGACAGATATGGAGATGACCGATGACCTTATTCGGGACACTCAAATTCCTGTAGTCGATGGGCAAGACAATATGCTTGGTAAAAATGATTACGTATCCAAGATGCTTGGGCACACGTATCAACAAGATACTGTGCAATTAATCAGAGCTTTGACTTTCCGTCAAATCCTCAGTTCCACAGATAACAAAGTAAAACTTGATTTTGTAATAGCCAACACACTGAACTATCTCCGCCAGGCAAGAGAGAAGATAAAAATGGATCCACGTATCCTGGAAGAGCAAAGAACTAAACTGGCTTTTCAAGCTACCGTGGCCATAAACTCTTTCGCTTTCGCTGGACAGATTCGTAATAAAGAAGGACAAGTAGTTCAAGAAAAAGATTCTCGAATCTCATTCCTATCCATCTTTGTGAAAGATCTCAGAGATATGGGATTGTTGATTGATGAATATACGGAAAATAAGTTGATGAACAAGTTTCATAAACTGAAACATACATTAGAGCCTGTACATCTTGGCCAGGAAATTTTCGATGTGAACTTCGAACAAGCTGACCCTACAGTTGACATCGATGATGTGGATGGAGAAGATAGCGGAGAAGTTGAAGGCGCAACAAAAGCTCTGAACTGGGGCCAAGAAAATGCCACTATAAACCCAATGGATTCTGTCAGTTATAAACTGAATATGTTCCTTGCCAATAACGAAGAAAAGGAATCGTACAGCTACGATGAAAACGGAATAATCACCGGCACTGTTTCAAAGATTCAAGAAAGTTGGAAAGCTATTCAAGTAGCTAAATTGGTATCGTCTCAAGAGATAAAATCAAAACTTCTTACACTTATTGGTAACCACTACGATTTGACTGTTCCAAAGATGTTGAATATTATTCGGGAAGAGAACGATCCTACGTTGTGGGAAATCGCAAAGAAACTTGAACAGAATCCTCAACTGGCTCGACAATTGTATAGTGCTTTCAACCTGAAGCGTAATGAGTACTACATGGGTCGATACGTAGAAGGTGAAAACCTTGAAGGCCAAAGTTACGTGAACACTTACATGGTGGCTTCTGGTAACTCTGGAGGCGTGTACAAAATTCAAAACAGTTGGAAACAAGCCAACATCATATCTCCTTCAATCATCCACGGAACTGATGGAACCAAACGGTTCGACACTGAAAAAGGTAAACGTGATTTGGAGTGGATTAAAGGCTACGGAAAACTCGAGACTGTATTTGCTGAGAGTGAGTACAGCCAACTTACCGATGCTCAAAGCAAAATATTCAGCCGTAGTAAAATCATTGAGAAAAAGAAAGAGGAACTGAAGATTGAACCGGATAATGTAAAGCTTCAAATGGATTTGGATAAACTGGAGTTCAATCAGAAGTTGGCCATTGAGAAAGCTACGGAGTTGAAGAATACCATAATGAAACAAGTAGATGTATCTCTTGCTAAACATGGTATCTCAGCATTCAAAGAATTGTTCTACGATAACTACAAGATGGCACCGGTGAAAGAAGGGAAGTATGAATTCTTCGGGTATCCTGAAACTCGCCGCACACTTATAGGGGAAAAGCTCAAGGACTTATTCGAGACCTACGGTATTACCTTATCTACGGCAACTGTAAGAGAACTGACTGGATGGAAGAGAATGCGAAAAGAAAAGTCTGTTGAAGGTGAATATGGCGTGATCAATAAAGTGAAGGAAATAGTGCACCAGGACTTGATTAAAGATGGGTTCTTGAATCAGTTTACCTTCAACACCAACGGGAATCCTAACGGTTTATTTTCTGACTTCTTTGGGGTGGCAGCTAATGCATTTTCAAAAGATAAAGGTCGCTTGGTGGATGAATATGACAACAGCTCGTATGAATCTGGAATCATGGACAACAACCCTTTACACCGTGCAATGAAAACTGTGTACCAATTGGCTCGTTTGGAACAGAAAAACAACCCTCAGATTGTTGACATGTTTGTGAACCCGGAAGGTAAGCAACAATACTCTTACTCCATGCACGAGGAAATTAGTAAAGCAGGATTGGAACTTCAGCAAAATCCTGAAGAGACAATCAAGAATCTTTCAAACTCATTACTTCTTGCAGAGAATGCTGGAGAAGTTGGACCAAACGATTCCCACTTTTTACAATTGTTTAGTGTTTCTCCAGGGAACATTCCTTCCGTAGATACAGATGGTGGGCTTAGAGTTGGGGGAGGTAAGAAAGGAAAGACCAAGGCAAACATGTCCGACCGTGAGATCATCATCAATTCGTTGATCATGTATGCAAACAAAAACGGTAAAGAGAAAACCGCCATGTACTATGGTGCTACGGCGTCTGATAAAACTCGTCCAACTGTATTTGTGAACGTACCGAAGATTGAACTGAATGCGGCTGATGGAAGCATTCCTGATGAGTTTGTAAACGCATACTATTCTTCTTTACAAGGGGAAATTCGACGTGTTCAACACAATGAAGAAACAAACGACAAAGTGTTCGATAATGCGAAACACTTGTTCTTCTATTTCCCTTTCATGAACTATGTTCGTTTGACTGAGGCCGACCGTAATCGATTCTACAATCCGGATAAGACATTCAAGCCGGGAGCCTTTGCAAAAGAAGCTGTACGAGTAAGAGAACTTTTAAAAGAGTTTCTTCAAGAGCATGTCCGTGCCGAACGCCGTAGAATCAATAGTGAAGTGGAATATGCTAATATGCATGACAGAAGCTTCCACAATAAAATGACTAAGCGGTTAGAAGCTCTTGGTGTACCTACGGAAGAGGATATCAAGAAGATCCGTAGAAACAAAGGTATCTCTAAAGAGCAACGGGAAGAATTGGTGGCTCGACATGAGGCTAAGCAAAAAGAATTGGGCCCTGAGAAAGCTGAGAAGTACACACTGGACAGAGCTGCAAAGGATTGGGCAAAAGAAATTCGTGATGACAAAAACAAAAAGCTTTTCAACTTATACCTCACTGAGTTCTCATTGAACTCCTTGTTATGGCAGATTGAAAGCAGTATGATTTACTACGGAGATGTGGCACTTACTGCAAAGCTCCCAAAAGATACAAGTCTCAGCAATGTAGTGGATAAAGCCGATTCTGTTGTAGAAGCTACATGGTTGGAGTACACCAAACGTCTTGCCAAAACTATCGCTCCATTCAAACAGATGGATTGGTCATGGCAAGATAAAACCCACTACTTCGCCATTACAATGTCCGATGTGAAAGAGTCATTTGACTACCTAAAAGCGTTAGGTGTAAATGTGGTCCAAGCTAACGGTACCGATGCCCAGGAGTTCACAACGGCTCAGGAACATTTGGACAGCTTGAAAACTTTAGGATTGATCGAAGATAAGAAGTACACAGAGTTCACTGATCGGCTAACTAGAGATGGAGCTGACGCTGTGTTTACAGATGAAGAAGTGCAGAGTATGCTTCAACCTATGCAACCTCAAAAGATGGTTGTATCCGGAACAAGAAGCTACGAAAATCGTGTTGTCCAAAAGGATTACATCAAGTCTTCTAACTACCCATTGCTCCCACAGTTTACGAAGAACTTTCCTGAAATTGACAAAGTTCGTCAAATGATGGAGCAAAAAGGAATTCAACGTGCTAACTACATTTCAGCTAAAAAGATTGGAGCACCAAAGAATTCTTTAGTGGTGTTCGACTCTGAAGGCAAGTTCACTAATCCTACGGATGAGGAAATCACTGCTGCTATGCAGATGCTTCCTAGAAAAAATCTTGGGGTTCAACAGGATGTTCCGTACGACATGTTCAAAGAAGAAGTTGGTCTTGTGTCTCAGATGAACAAGTTGGCTTTCTCCGGTCTTGACTTCTTGGAAGACTTTCAAGTTGGTGACGCAAAAATGAGTGGGAAAGAATTAAGAGCTTTCAAAGAAACCCTCCGTGTAAAGATGGCTGAGAAATCTTATGAGGATTTTGAAGAAGCTTTGTTTACTGATGGAGAATTAGATGAAGCGAAATTGGCAACCTACCTCAGAAATGAAGCTATCAGAAATGGCTTCTCTAAAAATGATATTGACTTGCTCAAAGACTTTGAAGTACCGTTGCTATTTCATCCAAGCTTCAATAAGCTGAAGTACAACATTCTTTCTAAGATAAAACAAATCTCTGAATTCAAGATGCCGGGCAAGTCTTATGTACAGGTGTCATCAACAGGATATCGAGGCATTGTCAAAGAGGATGAGCTGTCAGCAGCTACCCGCCATTCTATTATTACGGTAGGAGATTACGATGGAACAAGTCCACTGAAGCATACTCGAAAAGTGCATTCAGAAACTGGAAAAGAATTCACATCAGAAGAAGCATTTAAAGCTGCTGAGAAAGAAGGGAAAGTAAAAGTTGCACCGGCTCAAGTATTAGCTCCGTGGAACTTTTTTGTGATGGAAAACGGTAAGAAGAAATTGGCCAATATCGAAGAATTCTTATTGCAAGATGGAGATGAAGGGTATGAAGCTGGGAAGAAAAAACTAAATACAGAAAAGGTTCCTAAAGAACTTCTTGAATTAGTTGGTGCCCGTATCCCGAACCAAGGGCCAAACTCTATGTTCCCAATTGAGATTGTAGGATTTGTTCCCGCTATCATGGGAGATGCATTGTTTGTTCCTTCGGCTGTTACTGAACAGATGGGATCTGACTTTGACGTCGACAAACTTTACACTTACAAGCGTCCTTACGAATACGACTTGTTCAATAAGAAGTTTACAGCCACAGGATTTACTCAGAAGCCTTCCAATAAGAAAGAGATTCAAAGAGCATACTTCGAAGCTCACTGGGCTATGTTAAATCACAACACTGTCTTCAATTCCGTAGTATCAAAATTGGATCTGCCATACCTTAATAAGAATTCGGCTGCCGAGAACTTGAAGGAGTTCAAAATGGAAATTGAAGGGGCAAATCACAAATACCCGGCTAAACCTCGAACACTTCATTACCTGGCATCCATGAGTCAATTAGACTTGTACCAATCCGGTAAAGATGCTAAGGCTCTTGTGGGTATGACTTCCCTCGCTTCTACGTTTAATGCCGTGGTAGAAAACAAAAGCTTACGCTTAGGTGGAACTATTTTATTAGAAGATGGCAAAACGAAAAAGACTGTCAACAAATCGATGCGAATCAACGGCCTCACTCTCTCCAGTTTATCTGGTTACGGTAAGGCAGGAGATTACAACAAACATAAAGGGCATACACTGTTCCAATCAGCGGCTGTAGATAATGCGAAGGATAGAACCATCGATAACTTGAACATCACAAAGTTCACTTACCCTGTGATCCAAATGCTTGTACAACTTCAAACAAATGACGTGTACCAAGATGGTAAAATGGTAGAAGCTGGTAAGTTGTTAACCCCTGATTTCATTATTGCTATGATGGTCCAACCCGCTATGTGGGAATACTCAAGGCGTATGCGGCAGGAAACGGACATGCTTACCAAGGGAGGTAAGTTAGACTCTGAAAATAAAGTACTCGATGACTTGATTAAGTTTTACAGTGGTAAAATTGTCAAGACATCCGAGACAAAAGATGGAGAAGAAGTTGATACCACAAAGTATGTACAGGAACTCACTACTAACTATTTGGATAAAGCGTATAACCGCGAACTGATTGGTAACGTAAAAGAAGGCGACAACATTCAAGAAATCATTGAGCAACAGCATTTCAAAGTGCAGTTGAAAGTTCTACAAGACTTCAAGGAACTTCTTGCCGTATCAAAAGAATTTACTAAGCTTCAGAAAACATTTAACCAAGACACAAACGGTGCCGGTACTTCATTAATCTACGCCAAAAATCAAATGGAGTATATGATGAACAACTTGCAAGGAGATAAAGTTGTTACAGACAATACACGTATCATTGGAAAAGAATCATTACTTCAACCAGGTGTTGAGCAGTACGAATTGTTCAACAAAGTTATTCCTGCCGCAGCAAAAGTGTATGAGTTTGTCTACCCGAAATCTTTGCTGAACTTGATAAGCAGTGTGAGAGAACTACAGGGAGTTGAAGTAATTGATCTTCCGGTTAGTACACAAGAAGCTATCATCGGGTCTTTCAAAGCCTTGCAATTGTCAACAGAGAAAAATCTATTAGTGGATGCAGTATCAGAAAATGAAGTGCGTCAACGATTACTTTACGGAGAGGATTCTTTAGCTAAACGATTGTTGAAGTGGAAACAAGCTAATCCAATTAACTTGTTCACCTTTAAACTTGAGACAGTTCTTGGTGCCAATGAAAGTGAGCCTGACTTGGTAATGTACGACAACAAACGTGTTGGGTTCGATGAAGAAGGCTTAGAAATTCAAGGCTTCATCGAAATGCTAAATTCTTCTGATGAAGCTACACGTAGTATCGCCAAAGACTTGGTGATTTACGCGTTTAAAGTCAACCCTACCGGAGATGCAAAATCCTTTATCAATCGACTGCCTTCCGTAATAACAATAGGGTCTCAACTCGGGAAGGATCTGTACGACGTATTTGAAAGTGAGAATATCTCAGACGCAGAATTTGAACAGTTGATTCAGCATAACCCGGAACTGGCTACCAACATCAGCAACTCTACACTTGCTAAAGCTACTGTTCACCGTTCTAATGGAGATTCAGGCCCTGTGGAATTCATTATTCCTGAACCTGAATTTATAAAAGAAGTTCAAGTGCGTATTGAAGGTGTTCAAGAAACTACTCCAAGTAAATACTTGTACTACTTTGATCAGAAATTAAACCTGGATACCTTGTTTAAGCTTGACACAGATTCTACCGGTAGTGAGATTTATTATCGTATCCCAACTCTTGGAGGAACAGGTTTAACTGAATATGCATCGAGCCCTATAACGGACCAGTACAACAGTGAGCAACGTAGTATCTACTTCCGTCAGAATGGACTGGCAAATAAAGGAGTGTTCTTATCAGATGGAGCCATGAACAGTCAACTTGAACTGCAGGTAGAAAATGCCATCAATAATGAAAACACAGCTCCTGCTGAGCGTTACCAATTTCCAGAGTCTGGAGAATTCACAGAACTGTCTCACACATTGTCTCTGATTAGTTCTGACAAATCTGTTCCTGCTTACTTGAGAAGTTTGGCAGATGTAATGAACGTTGATACAAGCCGCCAGGTATTCCAACACACTCGACTAACCTTCTCCACAACAGTAATGGACGACAAAGGTTATTATGATACTACGGCAAGAGTTATCCGGATGAATCCAAATCAGGATAAACTTTCTTTTGTAGAAACGCTTATTCATGAGTTGGGGCATGACAGAATCAATGAACTTGCTGTAGCGACTGGACACTTTAAGCCAATTGGGTTTGACACTTGGCCAGAGAATCGTCAGAAAGAATACACCGATTCCGTAGATAAATTCAATAAGACAAATCCTGTAATCGCTTTAAAGTTTAAAGAACTGGAGCGTATTCGTATTGAAGCTCGAACGGCTTTTCTGAAAGGAAAAGATGAGAACAAACTATCAGCAGAGGAGGATAGAATTTTGTACTCCTTGAATAGTGTTGTAGAGTTCATTCCAAACGTGTTGACTCACAAAAACACAATGGCCTTTTTGAATACGGTGAAAAGTTCCAGCACTAAAAACTGGATGCAAAGCATGATCGAGAAAGTGCTTTCTTTCCTTTCTGAGATTGGGCGTTTTCTCGGAGTTTCAGTGGACAAGCAGTCGCTGTTGGTGGAAGCCTATTCATTAGCTTACGGTATTACTACAAACCCTCACGAGATGATTGATTTCGAGGCAATCAACGAAACTATTCGTGTGGGGACTGAGCAAGAGGCTCTGGAAATGCAGTACATCTTGGAAGCCTACATGGACAAAACTGTTACGGTACATAATGAGTTTACGCAATATCGATTACAGATAACTAAGAACATTACGGACGCGATTCCTTATGAGATCGAACGTGTAGCGGCCAAGATGGAAGGGCAAATCAAATCTCTCTTGAGTTTGAACCGTAGAATCAGAAAAGAGGACGTGGCTCAGCGGGAGAAAATCTCCAAGATGATTGGGGAGATCCGCAACGACTTATACATGCTTAAAAAACATAAGGATATTGCAGATTTGAAGCGGATAGCGCTGAATCAGCTAAGCTGGGCAAAAGAAATCATAGGGAAATCCGGCCTTCACTTCAATTATTATACGGCAGCCAATGTACTGGTACAAGCTTGGAAAGACTTGGATATCCTGTATGAAGACGAGCTATCTCGTGAAAATGAAAAGCTCAACACGGTCACAGGAACCATCGAACGTCTTGTAAAACCTGCTGTGCATCGATTGGCAGAATTCGAAAAAGCTATTCACCAAGATATGGCGGGACGTGTAGGAATGGGTTTAAAACTTATTGATACGGACTTCAACAAAGGATTGAAAATTGAAAGTGCACTATCAACTCAACTTGATGCTTTACAACGAAATCCTTCAAGACTTATTCAAACCTTCTCTTCTTCAGTTCAAACGGCTGCAATGAATATGGAGAGAGAAATGCTTTATCATGCTAAGCTGTTGAAAGATTTGGAAAGCAAATTCAATTCTTTAGGAGATCCTAAATTACAAGAACTGTTCTTTCAATACAACCCTGAAAATCGTGAATATGGTTTAACCCAACGACTGTCACAAAGTTGGTTTTCGAACATTTATAAAGGGACTTCGGAACTTCATGATAAACTTGATGCCCCTGGAGCAACTCTGGATAATCGAGTAAAAGCCATTGAACGTTTCTGGAAAAACCTTGAACCGTATGGTGAGATGCTTGACTTGGCAAAACTTGTTGATGTCAATACAGGAGAGCCATTACAAACTCCAGAATCTCAAGCCGCTTACGATGCCATGTTGGCCCAGTGTGACGACAAGGAACTCTTAGGTAATACGATTGAGTTTGCAGTGGATAAGTACAAGGTATTCTTGATGCAGAAAAGTATCGAAGTGAATCGCTTGGAATCAACTTTTGAGTTCAAGGATGAAACCAAAGAGCATCACTTGAAAACCAAACCGGATAATAAAACGGATGAGGAGTGGCTAAAAGAAAAAAGGGATACAGCCATTGTGAACTTGATAAAGAACTGGGACTACGAAAACAATCCTTTGAACTTTGTACAAACCAAGACTGATAAGTATTTGGCAGGTAAAACCAAAGTGACTTACACTATGCCTATTCTACCTAAAGATGGAAAGGGATATGATAAAAAGTTTTTACAGATTAAGGATAACCCTGAGTTGTTGAAAATGTACAACGAAATAAAAACTTTGGCAGAATTATACCAAAGTTATTTACCGTATAGTTTCATGAAAGGAAAGCATCAAAATTTCATTCCGCTGTTAGGGCAAAGTGATGTGACCGAACACCAGTCCTTGATATCAAAGTTTAGCAAGAGTGGGATCCACAAGTTTATTCGTGATACATTCTATGAGCAACCAACTAAAGAAAAAACGTTTAAGGATGGCATCAGAGAATTGGGAACATCAAGAATAAAGACTATTAAGTCTGAAAAGAATATTGAGAATGCATCTTTAGATATTTTCCAAGTGATGCGAGTCTTTGGACAAACTGCAATTCGGCATAACCACATGACTGAAATGGTAGACTATGCAGATTCTGTAATGCGAATACTCAAACAAGAAAATAGTGATCGAAAAGTAGGAGAGCTTGATGCACTGATTAAACAGGTACAATCTTTCTCCAATACCGTAATATACGGTGATGGGCGTAAGTCTGAGGGACATGTTCGACAAATGGTTTCCTACAACAAAGAGGGCCGTAATAAAGGTATGACCAATGCTCAGGTAAAAGCTAAACTTGCAGAGCTTCAAACTGAACTCGAAGCCGTAAGAAAAGAAATTGAGGATAAGGATTTAATCCGAACTCCGAAACCAAAAGGTGAGGATACTCGTCCAAAGGAAATTATCCGGGAAGAAGAAATCCGTCAAGAGATTGAAGAGCGCCAGGCTGATACTCGTGTACTTACGGGGTCGAAAATTGGAGACGCGATGATTACTTATACCCACCTTAAAGCCATGAGCTATAACCCTTTCTCAGCCGTGGCAAACTTTGGGTTCAACGTATTAGCTATCAACAGCTACTTGAGCGGGTATCGTCCAGATGCAGAAGATGGCAGCACAACAAAGGGCCCTACAACCAGAACTTTATGGCAAAAGGCCAAGAAGATGATGAGAGGAAACTTGTTACACAGTGCAGGTTCTGTCTTCAATCTTTCCCGTAGTGAACAAGCTACCAAAATAAAAAACGTTCTCGACAAGCTCGGTTTTATCGACCAATTAATCGATGGAGAGTACGGCAAGAAAGGATTGACTACGGAAGAGCGTAATTACTTCAAAAGAAACTTTGACCCGTTGAACTGGCAGAAATCTGGGGACTTCTATGGAAAAGGTTCATTGGCCCTTGCCATTATGCTAAACACAAAAGTGGAAGTCAACATTGACGGTACACCTACTCAGATATCTGTCTTTGATGCTCTCGACAAAGAAGGTAACTGGGATGTAGCAAAATTTGGAGAAAACCCTGAGTGGTACAATCCTACGGATCCAAAAACAGAAACTAAGTGGGCTGCAATGGAAGGTAAAATCCGCAACCACAATGTGAGAGTTTTTGGTAACCAAGATAAATTGTTTAGACAACAGCACAAAGACAGCATCTTTGGAAGATTGATTGGACAGTTTAAATCCTCATGGGTAACTGAAGGTGTGAAACATAGATGGGGAGGGTACATTCCAGAGGATCCATTTACAGGAGAAGAAGAATTGGGTCGCTACCGTATGATGGTTAATTGGGTCGCTTCTGGTAATGGTGGAACCATGATGAAGATGCTTCGGGACCAGATACTAAGCGTGGTAAAGAAAGATATCAACCCTTTCACCGGGACTATTCAAGAAATTGGAGAAGATGGAATTATTTCCGAACGTGAACTGAAAGACTATGAGATTGTCAACATGCGCAGAAACCTCGCAGGGATGCTGCAAACTCTTGGTGTAATTACGGCATACTTTATTTTGAAGTCAGGCTTTGATGACGATGAGGATAAGAAGCGTTGGGCAAGATTAATGGCCAACATTATGTTCCGTAGCTATCAAGACTTGAGTTTGTACAGCAATCCATTCACTTTAAAGCAAACTGTAGGGTCTGTTGTTCCGGCAAGTTGGGCAACAATTGAGGATTTCTCAAAAGCTGCCATATCTTTGCAGTATATTGCAGGGGATAAAGCGTATGAGAAAAGCGGAAAGAAATGGCTAAAGGCTATACCAGGACTGAACTTGGTACCAAAAACCGAGTGGATGATGGATAGAACAATAGCTACGACTACAGGCCGATAACTTCATAGAGCGCAAAACCTTTTTATTCAAAATAGATTTAACTTTGTACCATGTTTACCCCTAAAATAGACATTACCGGAATCAATATAACAGCCGACAAATGGACTGTAGCAGACGTTACAGGAGTGTCTCCAACGGATCCCACGGGTTACGGTCAAGCTGTATATTTACCAAGTGCAAACAACATCTGGGTAAAAGAGGTGTTTGCCCAGTATTTGGGAGCTTTACCGGTTAATGTACCTTTCAATCCTTCAACAGATAATGTTCTACCTTCAGCAGAGATGACCCACCAACTTCAAGACGGCGTGTACATCATTACGGAATACTTTTCACGTAACGTAGCTGGATTGGACTATAATATTGATGTAACTAAAAAAATCCTAACAAGAACAGCGGGAAGTGTTTGGGTAGATCCATTAGGGCTTTTCGAAGGAGTATTCGCCGTAAAAAAAGGAGCTTATACAACTATCGGAGATTGCAGTCTTGTTGCTTCTTTAACCTCTACTACTTTGACGTTAGTATCTGCAGTTCCGACTGTAGTGAGTAGAGACCCACTCACTGTGGTTTATAAAGCCTCAAAGTATATTCTTGTCACTACGGAAGGTTCCAATAAGTTGATGCAAGAAATTGGTGATATGGCATCTATTTGCCAAGATTGCGATACTCAATCGGCTAACTCTCTTATAAAGAAAGTAATGATTCAAGCCGCAGCAAAAATAAACTTCAACTGCGGTAACTACTCTAAGGCGCATAATGCTGCAATCCTTTTAAGTAAAATGACTGAAAACTCTTCCGACTGTGGCTGTTAATACTTTCGACATATCAGAATGGTCAGTTACACAAACTGAAATTGCTAATGCTTTCAAAAATAGCAGCGTAGTCTTAGCTGACTATGCACTTGAGAAAGGATACCAAGATCTCTACAATGTTACTTCTAACTGTAAAGACGATCCTAAAGGAATAAAATGTCTATATCTACAATTGTATCTGTTACAGAACTACAAAAGTGGAACCACCTCAATAATCTCTGAAGAAACTATGATTAACGTATTGTCTAGTATTGAACAACTCTCTAAATCCTGTTGTAATGGCGTGTAGTAACTGCAGTAACCCTTTTGAAATCTCTGACAATTCAGTTTCGTGTAATTGTGGATCTGTACAAGGAGTTATCCCCCAGGCTGATTTTCCATGCTTAACAATTGAAGAAATTACCCAAATGTTTTCTAATATGGAAGGAGACAATTGGGGAACTCAAGTTGTACAAACTTGTCAAGTAATTGTAGGAGAAGGAACTCTTTTTAATCCAATAACAGGAGACGGAACCGAAGAAAATCCTTTATGTATTGATGACGAGTGGTTGGCTTATATGATATCTCAGTTTGCCCCAAACCCGGGTCTTGGGGATGTGTTAGCAATTAATAACCTTGCACTTCCAGGGGATCCTTTCGTCCCTCCTTTAGTGTTTGATTCAAGTTCTGTTTTAACTGTGACACCTCAAGCAGGAGCTTTAGAATTTGACGGAGTTTCTCTGTATATCACAGACAACAACGGAGTTCGATTGAACTTGATGGAAACAAACAGATTGTATAAGATATATCCACGGGATTATAACACAACGGATCCATCTACGTTCAACCTTTCGCATTCTTTCCCACTTACTGGAATTGACATTACCTATGATCCATATATCATCACGGCTCAATCCACTTTAATTGAGTTTTGGCCTGAGATTTCTATATTCCCAGGAACAACTTCAGGCCAAGTCATTGAATTGTTTATCGAGAATACAAAGGTGTATCGATTGGTTACTTCCGGAGCGATTGCAACGAATCTTTTAGTTTGCGGAAAAGTTACAATAAGCCAAGACTCCAAATACGTGAACAAGTTTATAGTTCGCGGAGAATATGCCAGTGTAGATGCGGCCGGAAACACTACAATTCAAACAATCAGTACTTCTTTTACATCAAGTAATGCAGTTTTCACGATGAGATTTGAGGCTTCGGCTACGTTTAAATCTCGTATTGGAGGAACTCTTACCGTAGATAAAAAACAATATGATCACTTCTTTTACCAATAACTTATGATACTACAAATAGAAACCGCAGAAATACTTTCTTTACAAATAAACGATGCGAACAAAACAATCGTTATTCGTGGGGTCAATCAAGGAGTTGCATTCTCGAAAGGGATTGTTCGAGATTTACAGAGCACTTTAACTTACGATGCCGGTAAAACTCTCATTCTTCAGGGAAAGATTGATGAACTTTGCACTACACTTTTAAGTATTCCATGAGTTTACCCCAAATAGCAGAAGGCTGGAGATTTTTCATTGAAAAAGACATCCACACTCAACAGCTTATGTTGTTCAGATTAAACATTTGCAATAGCTGTGAGTTTAAAGTAGAGCTTAACCCCATAGGAAAAGCAGTCATCACCACTATTGATTCTACGGCAAGTATTTACAAGTGTGCCAAATGCTCTTGTCCACTAGCAACCAAAACAGCATCTCCAAGTTCTGCATGTCCGATGAAAAAATGGGGTATTGCTGGAACAGAAGCAATGTACTAACTTTACCACTATGAAAAACTTAATCGTTAAACTTGTTTTAATCTTTACCCTGGCATTAATGCTGTTAGGATTGTTCACAGGCTGTAACAGCCTAAAAGTAGATAGGAAACGTGTTTCCAAAGTTGCTTTTCGTCACCCTGGCGTACTAACGGAATACTGTGCTTCTAAGTTTGTAGGTAAAGATTCCATTCACGTAGAAACTCGGTACCTCCCAGGACGTGTAGATACACTTCCGGGAGAAGTTATTGTTATCGATTGTGACTCTGTAAAAAAGGATTCTACAAAGCCACGTATAGTGAAGGTCCCTTGTCCGCCATCAACCCATACCGTAGATACATTATACAGGGATTCAGTGATTGTCAAAACGGATCCTGCTGCCGTGGCTAAAATACAGATGCTCTCAGATTCTACAGCCTTCTACAAAGCCAAAGCTTCCACCTACAAGGAGCAACTTAATGATGCTACGGCAAGTTCACGTCGGTGGAAGTATCGATTGTTAGCTGTGTTTGGTCTTATAGTCCTATTTATCCTCATTAAAATCTTTCCAAAATGGCAAATACCTTTTCTTCAAAAACCTTAACAGAACAAGATTACATTGACGCTGCCTTATTACTGAAATGTGAAGTAGCCGCGATCAAAGCTGTAAAAGAAATAGAAAGTAAAAGTGCAGGATTTCTTTCTACAGGAGAACCTATCATTCTGTTTGAACGCCACATCTTTCACAGGCTGACTGAAGGCAAATACTCTAAAGAGAACCCTGATATCAGTAACAGTAAGCCCGGAGGCTACGGTTCTGTAGCTTCTCAGCATGGAAGATTAGCAAAGGCTATAGCTTTAGATAGAAATGCAGCTTTACAATCTGCTAGTTGGGGGTTATTTCAATGTATGGGATTCAACTTCTCTGTATGTGGGTTCAAGTCTTTACAAGCTTTCATCACTGCCATGTATAAGAACGAAAAAGAACAACTTATGGCATTCTGTAACTTTGTAATCAATAACCGTTTGAATGACGAACTTCAACGAAAAGATTGGGCAGGTTTTGCCAGAGGATATAATGGCGCCAATTACCGTATCAACAAATACGATGAGAAGTTGGCCAAAGCTTATGCAAAGTACTCAAAGGCTTAAATAAAAGAAAAGCGTACAGCCACAAGGACTATACGCTCATCTCACTTTCAATGAAGTCTTTTTCTTCAGGAGCACTTAATAATTCCATCTCCGGAGTTATAATGCTTTCAGTTTCTGTTGCATAAATCTCGTTTCTCCAAAACACTTTAACAGTTTCATCCTTTGTAAGGGCTAACAGTCTGATGTCCGTTGAAACAATCGATTCATGAGGGCTTGTTATTAAGGCTTTGTAAACTAAAGTACTATTAGTACAGATAATCTTTTTAGCTGCTTCACTGAACTGGGAATACTCTCCTCTACAAAAATATTCTACATCCTGTTTCCAGTTTTCTGGGATAAGAAACTTGTAGTAGAATTTTTCCTCATACACAACAATTAGTTCTGCGGGAAAAGTGGGTAAGGGCTCTTTCACTTTCACGTAGCAGAACAACTGGTTCTTAGATAGGTAACAATTCAGAAAATTGTTTTCTCCAAATCTATCTTTGTTTAGTCCTAAAAGGGGTAGAATAAAGTAAGTACTTAAATTCTCCTTACTCAAAGTTTCTATCACTTGGTGCATACAAATCAAAATTAGGGTTACCAACCAAGAGCTTGAAGAGCTTCTTCATCTAAAGGAGTTTGATACACAGGAGCCTCTCTGATTAAGTTTGGTAATATTTCTTTAAACGGAGCAATAGCATCCACACGTAAAGGATAAACAGGATACATTCGATGCTTACTGTCTAACATCTTAACTGTGTCATAAGTTTGCTTCTCAATAATAGTACCGTAATAATCTCCATAGTATTTGCAAAACTGTTCTTCTACTACGGAAGCGAATTCAATCTCTTCTGTAAGTCCTTCGAACAGTTTGGCTACCTTTGCCGGGCCAAGACCCGGTACTCCTTTCACATTATCTGAAACATCTCCTGTAAGCATTTGAGTGTACAAGTGGTACAGGGCGTCAAATGCTGTAATAGTGTGTATTTCATTCTTTTTATAATCGAATAAAGTTCCCTGTAATTGTTTTAAATCCTTATCCGGAGAACATACAATCACACGGGGGAATAATTCATTTACAACTGAAACAAGATCATCAGCTTCTAGGTCTGTAAAAGTGATAAATCCGTAAGTCTTGGTAAAATATTCCTTGATAACTTCTTCCCATTCCTGAACAAACTCAGGTTTAGGAGGCCGTGCACCTTTGTAAGGCGCCACCAGGTATTCTCTATTACGGAAGGACTTTTTCGCTGAAAAGAATCCAATGTACTTGGTAGCTTTACTGGTTTCTATGAGATATTGAAAAAACGAATCGCAGCGTTGGTGAACAAACTCGATCATTCCAAGTTCCTCTTTCTTATTTTCTCTGTGTGCCCACGCAATGATGTACACAATGCTGTCTGCGTCAATAGCTGCTATCATGGTTTCTGTAATTTAGCAATGAGGGCTTTTTGAGTTTCAATTGTCTCCACCATCTTGAGAAAATCTCTCAGGTGAAGGAAGGCAAATTTTCCACGAGGCATAAACTTCGTACCAGCCTTTTCTGTCTTCTTATGAATGACCACGTTTGTGATCCCTTCAATAAGCTCTATCTCTTCCAGAATAGTCTGGTAAGGAATGGGGCCTGATGTGTTTTTACATTGAATGTTGTAAGGGAGACGCCCATTACGAAGCTCATCCACATTTGCAATATCAATCTTCTCTGCATCTCTCAACCTGTTGGTTATACGGGAAGTTGCCGCGTGTGGAAACCCACACTTCTTTAAAGCATTTACAATTTCACGTTCTAAGTCGTGACCGGCAGTTCGATTTCTATTCATAATGAAAATAAAAAACAAAAGTAGGCATATTTCAGCCTACTTTGTTGATTTTACGGGAAAGGTATTACGCCAAGGATTTCATCTCGTCGATGTCCTTCTGCTTGGCTCCAATTTTTTCCTCTGTGGCTTTTACAAGCTTTTCCAATTCAACTTTGAACTCACCATCTTTAAACGCAGCATACGTAGAACTGTGGTAAATAGATTTGTTCACACCTTTGAAAGAACTGAATACAAAATAAGCTTTGCAGGTAACAGAACCGTCTTTATCCATATTCACGGTATGGATGTCCGCAGGATCCACAAAAATATTATGGGTTACACGTCCTTCAGTTTGGTACCCTTTGATGTAGTTCAAACCTCCGAAGTGTAATCCAGGCCCGAAAGGTGGTCCAACTTGATCCCAAGTTTCCAGATAGTGACGACAACCTACACGGATAAGATGTCCTTTAGCGTTGTGGTTATCTCCGACACACCAGAAAGCGTCACCATTCTTACCTTGAATAGCTGGTTGGAATAATAAGTCTTCACTGTGTTCCGGTTCCTCGTAAGAAACAAGGCCGGTATCAGGATCAACTGATATCTTGTAACGGCTTTTTGTTATAACTTCCTCCTGTTCGTTGAGGTCATACCGTGTACGAACTTCTTCACTTACTTTATACCCAACAATCAATCCTTCTTTAGTGATTGAAACCTGAGTGGTTGTAGAAAGTTCTTCAGCTTTTTCACGAGAAAGCCCTTGCTCTTTCATTAATTTCTGTACGTTGTCTTTGTTTACATACGGCGCAGAAATGAACCAAGCAAATGCTTCAGCTCTTGCTGCGGAATAAGCTGGTTTTCCTTCATACGGACGTTGGAAACGAACCCAACACTTCAGTAATGGCAAAATGTCAATCCCCTTTTCAACAGACTTGATCAAACGATCTGCGAATGCTAAAGGCAAAGGTCGAGAGGAAATAACGTTTTCCCACTTCAAGAAAAATTGATTTGTGGCCTTATTGACGTGAATGTAAGGAGTAATCGTTTCTACGATTTCTTTGTAACTTTCTTGGGTCAAGGGTTCAAACACGTTGACAATGGCTTTCAGTTCATCCATTGTTTCTGCTTTGTTAGCACTCTCTTCGAGAGTCAACATCTCTTTGTACTTCTCCTTAGAGTAAGTAACTGAAAACGGCTTACCGTTTACGGACCCGGTGATCAGGTCGTTTAATCGATTTACTTGTATCATACTCATATTAATGACTTTTTGTATTGCCACTGAAATCCTCCAGCGGACTTTCTTTTACCCTTTAGGACTTCTTGTAAATTTACAATTCCTAAAGTTTTAGTTACATCGACAGCTCCAGCCCAATCTTTTATAAATTCACCATCTTTCCATTGTTCGATAGGAATTTTCTTAGTCGACTTTCCTTTCATAGCTAAAGAAGTTTTAGGGAATTTCATTCCCGTTCTAGTTATGGAAAGCTTTAATTTGCTTTCCGCTGACCATTTTCCTCTTCCTTTACACTTGGATTTATCTAACTGCTTTACCCCTAATCGAGATTGTGTAAGATGATTAATATTATATCCTGTTGTAGCTGACTGATACAAATCTAACCAATATTGTTCTCTAGTTACACAAGATTCAGGATCACATTCTTCTAAAACTTCCAAGATAAAATTCTCTTTTCCGTGTTTATTCCAAGCACGTTGGAGTTTTAGAGAGTGGTGGTTACCCTTTTTCAAAGCTGACACGTGTTTATACCATCTTCTTTTAATTGATACTGCAGAAGACCCAATATACACTTTTGAATTTGCTAAGTTTGTTATCTTGTAAATTCCTGTCATGTGAAACTAAATTACGTTTTTATGTTTAGAATACCAATGGATTTCCTTCTCCAATTCTTCCGACAAAGGTAAATCTTTTGCACGGCTTAAATAAGAATTAGGAGTAGTAAGTTCATCGTAATCTACACCTGTTAAAGGATCTACTTGATTTAAAAGTGTTCCCACAGGAATGGCCCACTCAATAAGTTTCTGAAACTTATCCCACAAGTCATAGTCAATTGCCGTAGCTTCAGATACGTTCGGGTTTCCCCACAATTCTTGAGCTACTTGTTGAACTTCTTCCGTAGATGGAGAAGTAGCAAGAAACAGTTGAAATTCCGTAACCTTATCTAAGTGAGCAACAAGGTCATTGTGAGCTGATTCAATATCGTTCGGAGGTTTCTTGAACTCGAGAACCCCTCTGTAGTTATTTCTCACGTAATCTACAATTTGACGATAAAAGTCACGTTTCTCCGTATCCAGAGTATAGTTGTAAAGAAAAGCCACTTTGTTCATAAGAGGAAGAATGCGTCGAGCTGTGTTCCACTTTACGAGAATATTACTCATAGTGAGTTTGTTGTTTTTGAACTTCAAGAAGAAGTCGGTGATAGGATAGAAATCTCGATACAGTTTAGAATTAGCTTCGGAAACCTTAATGAGTTTGATGTTTAGATTTTGGTAGTAATGACTACAGCGGTATCTTTCATCCGCTCCGTAAGTGCCATTGTCAAACTTCCCATTATGACTTGATGCTGAATCTCGTGGATAGAGAAACGACTCATGAGTTGTATCACGAGTGAGCAATGCCACGAACTCCATCATATCAGCATGTTTGTCGGTAGCATAGTAAATCTCTTCAGAATCCCAGTCATTGATTTCCTTGATGGGAACTTCAATCTTATGCCATTCATAATATCGGTGTTCCCCGCTTATGTAATTCTTGTTACGCGGAGTAAACAAAACTGTTTTTCCTTCAAGTTTTCTACGCTCTTCGTGAGAAAGAGCAGTAGCTTGAATCTGCTCAGCAACCTCTTCGATTATGTCTTCATCTTCGTCAGTTCCTGTAAAGGAATCCGGTACAATGATGTTGTCATAATAAATGGCTTCCTTAGATTCTGTCAACAGTTTAAAAATTAAGTCAGCTTCAGCCAAGTACTGATCAAACAAATTGAGTTTAAGCTTTTCATCCAACTCTTTGCGAATGTCCTCTTCCGTTCTTTTCTGAACAAGAATGAACCCACTTGTGTAAAGCTTTTGCAGGATATATTTATCCTTACGGTTGTTCGCTCTGTCGTTACCGATGATGATTGGAAGATGAACAGAGTTTCCTAAAAAGTG